GGACTAGCAGTCATTTCTTTGTTGCCTTAACGGTTATAGAGTATTCGCTATCCACATTCAAACCCGGTGGAAGCAGGTCGGGGTTCTCCGCAATGAACGCCTGCGTGTTGCCTTGATGCAGACGCTTCTCAAGAAGTTCTGGGATGTTGTTTTCCACGATGAACTTGCCCATCGCTTCCCAGTCATTAGTCCAATACCGCTTTTTGATCGTGCGGTAGAACATGCCTTCCGCAGTATTGGCAGTCTCCAAGTGCTGCTCAGTCAAGTAGCCCAACATCGCGGACTTGACTTGCTTCATCAGCGTCTCTAAGTCCTTGATCTTGGTGTCGTACTCTTTTGTAAGAGCTTCATGCGCGGTACGCATCTTCACATACACCCGAACCAGCTTGTCTGGTGGGATCGTTGATTCAGACATCACTCTCTCCTTCTCGTTGTGAACAGCCACTTTAACAGCGTTCTTTGCTCTAGTCAAGCAATTGTTTGTAAAGATCGACTATTTTTGTGTGGATGACTTCTTTTCCATCTAACATTTTGTAAACGTGTTTTTCAGCGTTCGATCCTTGTAAACGTATAACAACTGATGGGTGGCGTTGCCCAGCCCTATGCACTCGGGCATTGGCTTGTGCGTATGTCTCTAGGGAGGATGTCGGTCCCCACCACACGACCGTATCAGCGGCGGTCAGTGTAACGCCATGTGCAGCAGCTTGAGGCTGGATCACCAGCACTTTCGGCTCGGGTGTCTCTTGGAATCGTTTGAAGATGTCGGTGCGGGCACTAGCACTGACACTGCCTTGGATGATCTCTGCACTGATGCCGTCTTCATGCAGCTTCTTGGTAATGATGTCAATGCCGTGCTTGAAGGGAACGAACACTAACACCTTTTGATTGGTCTCGTCAATCACTTCTTTGAGGACAGCGTAACGATTCTTGATGTCGAACTCAATGACCTCATGGGTGTCGGAGTAAACAGCGCCACAAGATATTTGGAGGAGTTTGCTTAAGTTGACTGCTGCGTTCACGGCCGTAATTTCCTCCCCCGCCGCCTCGATGATCATGCGGTTCTTCATCATCGAGTAGTACTTCTGCTGCTGCTTGGTCAGTGCGACCTCACGGTCAACATACGTCATCTCAGGTAAGTCTAGGCACTCAGCTTTGGTGAACCGGATCGCTGGCTGTAAGACTTCAAACACTGTCTTCATCGCGCTCGGCTTCGGAATCCACCGGAACTGCGATGCCTTGTACATCACCATCTCTTTGAACGCGGAAGCAAAGCGGGGGACATCCAACGGATTGATAAGTTTTGCCAGACCGTAGGCGTCCATCGGGGACTGCGCGGCGGGTGTCCCTGTCAGCATCCACAACCACGTAGAAGGCTTGACCAAACGGTTCAGTGTCTTCCATCTGCTTGTGCTTGTGTTTTTATAAGCGTTGGCCTCGTCAATGACAATCAGGTCAAACCCTCCCTTCTCTATCGCATCGGAGACAACCTCCACTCCGTCGTAGTTAATGATGACGAACTCTGCTTGGCTCGACACAACTTCACGCCGCTTGTCAGGTGACCCGTAGGCGATATCCACTGAACGATGCATAGCGAACTTGAACAAGTCCGCACGCCATGCCGAGTCCATAATTGACAGCGGGCAGATCACCAGCACACGTTTGATCCGGCCTTGCTTCATCAAGTAGTCCGCTGCCCAGATCACGCTGCCGGTCTTGCCGGTGCCCTGCTCGTTGAGGCAGAGGGCTTTCTTGTTCATCGTCAGGAACGCGGACGTTATCCTCTGGTGATCGAACGGGCGGTACAGCCCCGGCCAATCGTATGTACGCAGGATAGGCGACGGTACATTCTTAATGTTTAGGTTCTTTAGGATTTGTGCCTCATCCAGACCCCAATGCACAAGTACTTTGTTTTGGCTTAGTTCTTTGCTCTTCGGTATGATCGACGTAACTTTTGAAGTGTCACGTAGTGTAAGTAGCAGTGCTTTGTTCTCGATGATTTCCATATCGGCCTAAGTAGTTTTGCTTCGCAAAATGCAGAATAAGCAAAACAGGGTTAGCTGTTTTGCTCATCGAGCAGCCGGGTCGCGCAATGAAAGGGAGTAAGTTGCGGGCGGCAGGTACGGTTGGGGGGTTACGACTGCGACTCCCGGAACGCCCACTCGTACCTAACGGCGGTTCCTACCCTCATCAAATGCGCCATCCGAGGGTTGCAGCTACAGGCCACTCTATCGTGGCACTACAAGCGAGTCAAGTCTTTTTTTCGCCTTTTACGTGCCCATTACGACTACGGTTCTTAGCGGGTGACACCAGACGGATGCCGTCTTTGTTGTTGCCGCCCTTGCTCAACATCTTCACATGGTCGATGTCTTTACCTTCACGGCTGACACCCTCTGCGTCTAACTTGTTCCTAGCCCGCTGCCGTTCCATGCGGTCTGGCAGTTCACCCCGCTTCTTCTGCATCTCGTACTCATGCTTGTAGGGGCGGGGGGATTTGGTGTAGGGCATGATAATCCTTTAGTTGGCTATACGCCTTGGTACGGCTGATGCAATTGGATGTCAGTATCAAAATTTGACTGTCTCACGAACAAGGGCAGCATAGCTTTAGTCCGAAGCACCCCAGCGTGATTTAGTTTTGACATAAAACTATCGAGTTGAGATTTCATGGGAAGAGCCAAACGCAGCAGCTTATCGCAAGCTGAAGCTGATATCAGATAAGCGTGGGTGCAATAGAACTTCTCAACCGACACTGCTCTTTCAGGTCCAGCAACATCAAACGTGTGCCCCAATAAGAATATATCGAGCCCGTCAGCAAGTTCGGCTTGGCCTATCGAAACAATGCGATCAAAGTCTTCTGAGGTATCTCTAAAAACAACGTCATCTTCTAGGATCAATGCGAAGGCGTCACCGCTACCCTTGAGCAGACTCCAACATTTCATATGGCTAAGGTAGCAGCCAACAGCCCCCGTCGTCAACTCATGGTGTTCAAGCCTGTGCCCCCTGCGTATCGCTGCCATCGACTCGTCTAAGACTTGCTCTTTCGGGAACTCAACTTGGCTGCGGGTATCTATTGCTGGGACTCGGATAAAACCTTCAACACCCATATTGTTGATCGCTACTTGGGCAGCGGCAAGGCGGTCTGTCCGGTGGTCAAGGTTTATTACGTATGTCTTCATGCGCGTCCGTTATGGGAACAACTCAGTATCGGGCAGTGGCGGCGGCATAGCCCGCTCGGCTTCGGGTTCCACACGTTGTTAGCGTGGGCAGCATCGAGTCTGCTGTGATTCCGAACCCACTTCGCCCACATGACATCCTGCTGCCTGCTGTCGTACTTGCCCTTGATGAAGGCGTTGCAGACTACGAACAGCAGCCCAGCTTTCGTCTTGGTGATCTCGGGGAAGTGCTTGAACACACACAAAGACATCAACTCAAGCTGGTCTGGGTCTGCGTACTTAGCAGACTTCCCGGTCTTGTAGTCAACAATGTACGCTACGCCCTTCGTCCGGTCAAGGACTAACAGGTCAGCGATCCCTCGGAACCACACATCAGGTGCATCGAACGCGCAGGGTTCCAAGTCTTTGGTGACCCCCATCTGGTATTCGCACAGCTTCTCACCGGGCAACTGCTTGAGATTGTCAAGCGCGGCCTTAGCAAATGTAAAGTACGGTGGTAGTTCAGTGTCATCCTTAACGTAGAACTCAGCAGCCTCATGGAACCGGGTGCCGTACAGCATTGCTTCGCTCTCGGGCTCCTTGATGCTCTTCTCCACACGGATGTGGTAGTACTTCCTGGGGCACTGCTCAAACAACTTAATGCTACTGTACGACCACCGTGCTGTCATTCAACATTCTCCATAGCTTTTACCGAACCCACTCTCACAATTGACTGGTAGCCCTTCGGCCCAGGCAGGTATCCAACGCATACAGTCTTCTATGTGCGCTCGCGCTTCGGGGACTTGCGCATCGGGGACGACACATGCTATAGCATCATGCACAGTAAGCACCACCTTGTACTTCTTGGACACGCGCAGCATCTGCTCACCAATGACACATCGTGCGATGCCCTGGCATACGTTCTCGATTAGTTTACCACCATATATGAAGTTACGCCCGTAACGGGCTTTGTAACTAAATGCTAGTCCGTTCTCGCCCTGCTCATGCTTCAGGTCTGTGTACCGCATCAACAGCCCGCTCGGCAGTCTGATAGCCGTCTCGTCGGGGACAACGGTAAGCACACCCGCCTTGCCAAGCGTAGCATTTTCTTTGTTGCACAGGTAGATCAGGACGTTCTGCGCCTCACGCCACAACTGCACGATAGGATCATTGGCGCTACGGTAGACAGAGATGATGCGCTTGGCTTCTTCCAATTCAACCTCGGCCCCGAAGTTCTTGAGTGCGGCTTGGAACTTGACCCCACCCATGCCGTACCCAGCGCCAAGGATTGTTACCTTACCTACAAAGCGTTCATCCTTTGTTATATCATTCTCGGGTTTACCATAGATAGCGGAAGCCATCTTCTTGTAAACATCTTCTCGGTCAGTGAATGACTGTACCAATGTGGTATGCCCCGCCAACCATGCCAACACCCGCGCTTCGATCTGAGCCGAGTCGGCGTCGATGATAGTGTGGCCTTTCGGTGCCTTGATCGACAACTTCAACGTGTTACCGTCAACCCCACGACTCGGCAGGTTCTGCAAGTTAATCTTGTCGCTACCGCCCCAGCGTCCGGTATGTGCAGCGTAGTACTTAAGGGGAACTGGCATTGCTCCGCGTGAAACAATCCCAAGAAACTGTTGGGTCCGCGTCTCCTCCAGCGTAGACTTCACGCCCAACCGCGCAGCCACAAGAGTCTGCACCCTCAGATCAGGATGCTCTAGCAACGCCTTGAAGTGCTCGTCGGTTTTGGCA